ATATGCTTATTAGCCTGTATATCGGAACTGAGTTAGCTGATTTCTCAGAAGCCTTTAATGTGGGTTACTCTGTCAGGGATATACGTTCTATTGACTTTGGAAGTACAAATAGAAGTTATCCTTTAAACCTTCCGTTAACCAGACAGAATAAAAAGCTGTTAAAGTTCAATTCTGAACCGGACGTAAAGACAGAGGTAACAGATATTGCAAGATTATACCTGAATAATATGCTTGTTATTTCAGGTCGTCTTATTGTTCAGGGATTTAATGATTTCTTTGCATCGACTTATATAGAATCAGATACATGGATCGACGACTTGAAAGATAGGAAAATGTCAGAATTAGACCTGTCAGCACATGATCATTTACTCACTCATCAGAACATTGAAGATAGCTGGGCGGCTGTATATCCTGCTTATCGGTATCCTATGATTGACTTCGGGGGTCTTCAGTCAGGACAATCAGGAACATCAGCACAGTGGCTCCCGACTGATTTTATTCCTATTATCTCAATTAAAACATTAGTTGAAAAGATACTTGAACCTTACACAATAGTTTCCTCATGGCTCTCAACTACTTTTGTAAAAGATCTGTTTATTATAGCAAAAGAAACTTTACTGCCTGATGAGTTTATTAAAGGGAAAGAATTATCAGCAGACTGCACCGGAGAATCAGGCAACAGTGACACTGTTACAGTGGCTGCCAGTGCATCAGATACAGCTATTTTAAATAACCATGTTATCATTTTCTCAAACGAAACAACAGACGAAGGCAGTGATTTTGATGCAGCAACAGGAGTATATACAGTACCAGAAACAGGAACATACAGGTTTAAGTCTGTTTTGACAGTCAGGAGTAACGGAAATACTTCGCCGTTTACTGAGACAATCGGTAATATGACTTTGACAATTGAACAAACAGGATCTGCAAGCAGAACACTGAAAACGGTTTCCGCTGCAACTATTGTTAATAACTCTGTTCATACCTTGGATTCCGGTTATGTTCACCTGGTTGCCGGTGACGAGATAACTGTACAAGCTTCTATGTATTCCACTGCTACAAATGGAGGAGGTGTCGCTGCTGACCTGACAGTCGATATAGAGGGTACGTCTTCAATAGAATTGATTTGGGGGCAGGCTAACAGGTATTCAGGATTGAACAAAACTATTGCTCTGGATGAGATGCTGCCGGATATGAAACAGATTGATTTTTTAGCAGCTATCAGGGATATTGCAAATTTGGCTTTCTGGTTCGACAAGGCAAAACAGAATATTTATATTGAGCCGTGGGATTCGTTTATAAGCTCTACTGTTATTGACTTGACTTCTTATATTGACTTTGAAAACACACCGAGTGAAAACATATCAACTAACTATCCAAAGAGCTTATTTTTTCGCTGGAAAGGTGACGCATCAGATAAGGCACATGAAGATTACTCAAAATATAACACTGCAACAATAGGAGAAAAAGAAGTCGTATTAACTTCTCAATTTGCGAGACAGGAAACAGAATACAGAGATCATCCGTTTAGCTCATCGGTTACCGGGCCAAATTACACTATCTCAGATAACACGAATGAACACGTAAGGATATTTGCAGAGTGGCCTATTCCGCCGTATATCATGTTTAACCGGATGACAAATTTTAATCCCCGGCTTGTTGAATGGAAAGGTCTAACAGCTCTTAACTGGTATTATGAAACTGAACTGCATAACTACTATCCAAAGATTGCACCGGTAACGTGGAGTGACCTTTATACTAAATACTGGATGAAGTATTTTCATTATGTCGATAAAGGGAAACTTTACACGTTCAGGATGAAGATAGGGAATAGGTTAAATCAGTTCTTTACAGTCGTGAATAGTGCAAATAATGAGGCGTTTCGTGTAACTTATCAAATAAATAATAACTACTATATTTTGCAAAAAATCACAACCGATGGGATAATAGCAGAACTAGAAATGATAGTGAAATGAGTGAAACACAATACATAAGAACTCGCACGAAGTCTGGCAAAGAGGAAATGATCGCACTTCCTACCGGCGGCGTTGCACCTCATAATCAGGCATGGTCAACAATAACAGACACGCCAACAACTTTAGCCGGTTATGGTATTACTGATGGGGGCGGCGGGGGAATGGTTTATCCCGGTGCAGGGATTCCGTATTCAAGCGGTGTAGCATGGGGATCATCCTATTCAACATCGGGAAGTGGAACTGTTTTAGCTTTGACTGATTCTCCTACCTTTACAGGTACAGTAACAACTCTCGATTTAGAAACAAAAACAACAGGTGATGTTTATAACAAAATAATATCTACAGACTATAATAAAGCTGGTATTATTTTTCAAAGGGGGGTTGTTAATGATGCTTACAGGGATTATAAGCTTTATAACTATGGTGGTTTATTATCGCTATCAAGTTATACAAACGGTTCTGAGACAGACCATATAATTATTAATGGTGCAACTGGGTTCTTTGGTGTAGGTATTGAACCGGATTATTTATTCCATGTACAGTCATCAATTAATGGAGATTGGGCAGCGAGGGTTAATAATACTTCAGCTTCCGGATTGGGATTTATAGCGATGACTTCTTCAACTGATGTAGCGCAGGCTTCATTTGCAGCATATTCAAACGGTGCATACAGCGTATGGGTAGGAGGTAACGGATGTTCAGGTTTTGGATTTACTAATCCTTTAGCAAAGGTAGCAATAAATGGAGGCCTTAACGTAGGAGGCAATACAGACCCTGGCGATAATAATCTTTGGATTAATGGAATTGCACAAGAGCCTAATTTTATTTCAGGGTGGCAGGGGAATAACTGGCAGATACAGGCTGATGGCGATGCTGAGTTTAATAATGTTCGTATAAGAGGCGGATTATCGGTTTATGAGTTAATCATTAACCAGCTTCATTATCAGAATGGAGGTTTAATTATTGGTGCCGGAGCCGGGAAAGTAGATACCATTGTAACTACAACAGTAGGAAGTGAAGTATTGACTTTTCATGATCCTGAAGGGACAGATATGGTTCCATTTACTGCCGGAGCTATTGTGATGTGCCAGAGGGTTGATATCAATAGAACGGATGTTGTTAAAAAGATAGTTCGTAGAGTGGCTTCAATTTCCGGCATGGAAGTTACATTAGCTACCACAACAGGATGGACAACCGGTGATGACACCGGGATATTTGAAGTAGGTGACGAGATTTGCGCAATTGGACACCTTACTGACAGTTCTCTTGACGCATGTATTTATATGAGTGCTACCGATGCAGATAACCCATTTATGAGGGTTTTGGACGGGGTTAATGCCTATGGAAAATTTTCACTTAGCGACAAATCAACTATAAGGATGCAATTAGGAAACCTTCATTCCTTGGGTTCTTATGACTTTCTGCCTGCAACGCCAGGCAAGGGCTTATATTGTGATAATGCTTATCTGAGTGGAAGACTTGTTCTTCCGAGTGCCGGGATGACAAATGAAGGCTCATCTGCTTCAGATATTCGCATATATGCAGGGGATAGTTATGCGAACAGAGCATCTGCTCCTTTTAGAGTTACTCAGGATGGTAGTCTTACAGCGACAGGTATTGCAGAACTTGGAACGGCAACAGCAACAGTTGATGGCAAGGCTTCAAATGTGGCAATTCGTGGTTGTGATATTTGGGAAAATGCTTATAACGGAGACAACAGCTCGCTTCTTATAAATCGGATAGGCTATAATGGAGGAACCACTAAATACAGGGATTTTGCTGTATATAATGGCAAGGGATCTAAACTGATTACCGTTGGTGGTGGCACTATGAATTATGTAAGTTTTGGCAATATAAACTATGATGATCTTGAAATATCTCTTTATGGAACATGTCAAAATGTTTGGGCGAAACAACTGATATATGCTTACGGCGGCGTAAGTAACAATGTTTTAATCAGTTGGGATACACCTGCGAGTACTACAAATACATCATATACAAAATTAAAAACTTTTACCCTCGGAGCATATTTAAAACCAAACAGAACGCTCAGATTAAAATTTGATCTTAAAGCAACATCTAATACCTCTTATGCAACTATTTACAGAAATGGTTCACCGGTCGGAACTGAGAGAATTACATCATCAGTTAGTTATGTAACATATTCCGAAGACATAAGCGGCTGGAATCCTTCAGATGCCATAGAGCTTTATGTCAAATCTTCAGATGCAGGTAATACCGCATCAGTTCAGAATTTCAGGATATGCGGAGATATGATTACAAGCATAGCAACAGAATTACAAGCAACAGCATCATAAAATAAAACTATGGACTTAAAAAAGAAACTTACAGACTATCAGCAAAAACATCAACTTGCTGTCAGAGAATTGCAGAAATATGATATTTTGGTCAAACAACTCGAAGGGGCTATTCTGGCCTGTCAAGAAATGATCAAAGAGGAAGAGGACGCTAAAAAGAAAAAGTCATGAGCGATAAGACACTATCATTTAACATAGTTGTTGACGGGGTTACAAATGAAACTACCGAATTGGCAAAACTTGAAGTTCAGTTAAAGAACATCAAGAAAGAACGTGACGAGCTGATGAAACAGGCCCGAAAAGGGTTTACTTCAAAAGAACAGGCGCAGCAGCTGGCAGCTTATAATAAGCAGATAGATAAAATGACTCAATCACAGAAGGAGTTAAAGAAAATTGTCGATTCTGCACCTGATTCGCTTTCACGGATGCGTGCGGAACTAATTAAACTGAAAGGTGAATATGCTAATGCCAGTGCAGCAGCAAGGGAGAAAATGGCCCCTGCAATAAGTAAACTGAACGATCAGGTACGTAAAGCAGAACAGGCTATTGGCGTACATTCCAGGGGTGTGGGTGACTATAAGCAAAGTATTTTAGATGCTGGTAAAAACTTACTTTCATTTTCCGGTATAACTGCAGCTGTTACAACGGTAGTAATGAAACTCAAAGATGCTTTTCTGGCAACTGAAAAAGGGTTAAAATATTTTAATGTTGCAGCCGAAGTTACAAAACAGATATTTTACGACTTATTAAAAACAGGCAATTTAAACTATGATAATATTGTTAAAGTTGCTGAGGCCGCTGCAAAGTTGAATAATATTCGTATCGGTGACCGGAAAGATCTTATTGAGTTTGCAAAACTGGAAAGAGAGATTTCTATACTTGAATTTGAAGCAGCCGATAAGACAAAAACCCGTGCGGAAAGACAGGAGTCATTAAATAAAGCTATTCAGAAACAAAATGAATTATCTGACAAAAAGATAGCTGATGCAAAAGAAGAGTTATTTGTTGTTAATGAACTGCTTGAAAAACGCCCTGATGACACTAAATTACTTGACAAACAATCTCAGTTAATCGCTAAAATATACGATTTAGACCGGGAAAGGTATGAACAATCTCGGCGTAATGAATCTCGGATGACTGGTTTTATTGAGGCGGAAAATGCAGAATTTGAAAAACGGATAACATTTACTCAGTCATCAATTGATGAGTGGATAAAACTAAATGCACTACTCGAAAAAGGAACTGCTGAATATGAGAAGATGCAGGATGAAATTGCAAAGGTTATCATTGAGGAGGCTCGACTTGCAGAGATGAAGTTAGGTAAAGCAGACGACGGGAAATATAAAGCGCCGGACGGCACATTAAAGAACTCTGAGATTGAGGCATTAGCTTCTACTGAAGCAGAGAAAGAAAGACTTTGGCAGGAAGGAATGAAAGAAGCACGCAAAAACTTTGCAGCCAATAAAGCACTTCAGCAACAGGCAGCGAATGAATCTATTGAGATTGACCTCGCAAAACTTGACAGTAAACAGGCTATTGCGGATGCAGAGATAGCAGTGACAGCAGGATTAGCAGAAGCAATAAGTGAGTTATCAGGTAAAAACAAGGCTCTTTCATTAACCGCATTAGCAGTTGAAAAGGCTGCTGCAATAGCTCAGATTATTGCTAATATCTCAATAGCAAATGCAAAGGCAATAGCAACTTCCCCGCTTACATTCGGCCAGCCGTGGGTAAGTCTTAATACTGGTTTAGGTGCAATTTCAATCGGTAATATAATAGCTCAGGCAGCAAATTCAGCTAATCAAATTTCAGGATATAATACCGGCGGTAAAATACAGGGAGGTTTACAAATTCACAATGACACTTCAAAAGATAACACCCTGATCTATGTGAAACAGGATGAAACAGTCTTGACAAAATCTCAGGTTGCAAGGCTCGGCGGTTCGGGTGCGATGCGTAAGGCCCGTGTACCTGGTTATGCAATGGGTGGATATGTAGGACAGCAAGCACCGGAGATACCTTCAAGCGGGTTTGATTATGCTGCACTGGCAAGGCTTATACCAAGAGAGATAGTACTCGACATAAATAAGGTAAACAGCGCACAGAAAGAATTACATGTAATAACTGAACCACAGAGGTTATGATAATAAACATCAAAGTATCAGTTAAGAAGCTGTTAAAAGAGAAATACAACATCGATCCTGAAGTGACAGATGAGATGTTCAGACAGGGTGTTCTAAAAGAATATAATTGCAGGGATATGCTGATTCGTGACGAGTTTTTGAAGAAAGCAGAACCGAGAGAAAAGCAAAGATTAAGGAATAAACTCGCTGAAAAATATTGTGTATCAGTTAAAACAGTTGAAAAAGTAACCCTCGGATTACTCCTATAAAGTTTAGGAAATACGTTTGTTTTTCGTGCTTATCTTCGTATCACAGTAATACGTTTAATTAAACCATAGAAAAGAGTATGAAAAAACTTATCAAATACAGCGGCGTTGCTCTCGGAGTGATAATGCTGTTAGCCTTCATCTGTCCTGATTTATTCATCCCTTCAGGGATAACAGGTGCTTTTGCGCTGGCAATATTCACCTATACCCCTGCGAAAAACGTATCCGGTGTCAAGCAGATCTTCATCGCTGAGAAATCAGTTGCAACATCTATCACGGTGACATCTAACGAGGTTTCCGCCGTGGCAGGGACAACTCCATTCATGCGGGTTGACATAATAACTGATTCCGGAAAATGGACACAGACAATTGAAAAGGTCGGAAGGAACAATCATAAGATAAGTAACGCTGTTGAGCTTGGTGTCATGCCACCGGCAAAGGCAACAAACACATGGCAGCAGGCTTTGATTGACGGCTCTCCGGGCGGTTTCTATGCCCTTATTGTTGATGACAATAACAAATGCTTTATCGTTGGGTTCTCCGAAGCTGACGGCTATACAAGGCCCTTGCTTCTGGATAAGAGCGAACAGACAACAGGCCAGGGACTTTCCGAGGAAGGCGGTAATACTATAAAAGTCACTTTATCAAACGAGTGTCTTGGTCTTGCCGTGCCTCTTGATAGCACTCTTACTGCTGCTGTACTTGGTGGAAGTTCAACAATCTGTAAATGGTCGTAATCATGGCACAGAAATTAGTAGTTAAGAAAGAATGGTTAGACTCAGAAGTACATTTTGAAGCTAACGGAAGTTCCAGAAGGGTAGTTCTCAAAGATGCTACACAGGAAGAGTTAAAGCTCGTTCAGCTCGCAGGTGTTGACGTATTCGAGAAGCCTGAGAAAGAAAAGTAACTGTCTCACACTGGCATCAGCCAGACTTTAATATTTAAGTAAATGACAGTTAGCGAAATAACAGGTAAATTCTTTTATAATATCGGTGATTGGTTCTCACGGGGATCAGTCTCACGCAGTACCATCAATCGGACAAACTTTCAATATCTGGTTGATAGTCCGGCATGGTTGTCTCTATCAAACCCTTCACAATACCGGGCAGCGGTACAGAACAACCCCGTACTCTATGGTTGCATTGATATTCTGGCCTCCGCTGCTGCAAATGGCAAGAAATACCTTGTCGATCTGAACGGTAATGAGGTTGAATGGGATGACAAAAACCAGGTTGTTCAAAAGGTAAGGCAGTTATTTGTCTTTCGTCCTAACCCACTGCAGTCGGTTAAGGAGTTCAATTACGAAAGGGCTTATATGTTCTACACGTTTGGTAATAACTACGTTTACCTGAACAACCCTTTAAAGACCTTCAATACCGATATCCTTACCGTTCAAACGATGTACAATCTTCCTTCTGAGTTTGTTGATGTTAAGCAGACGGGGAAGATATATGACCAGATTGACATTAAAGGGATAGTCGAAAAGTACGTCCTGACAAATTACAACCCTGCAAGGGAGTTTTTACCGGATCAGATACTGCATTTTAACGACATTAATATCTCTGAGATTGGTCACTCAATCATCGGTACATCGAGGCTTGAAACGCTGAAATATGCCATAACAAACACACAGCTTGCTTTCGAGGCTATGAATGTCATCCTGAAGTCAAGAGGTATGCAGGGCATCATCAAGGCTAATAACAAGGATGCAACCGGTACACAGATACCTCTGAGAAAAGAGGATAAGGAAGAAATTGATAAGACATTTAAAACCGATTACGGCGTACTGGATCACCAGAAGCAATACCTGATAAGCTACTCAGACATTGACTTTATCAAAACCATTATGAGTGCCAATGAAATGGGTATTTATGATGAGTTTCAAAACAATGCAATGATAATCAGTAACGGGCTGAAGGTGCCTGTTGAACTGTATAAAACCAATAAGTCAGGGGCAACCTTTGAGAATCAGATTCAGGCAGTCAGAAGGCTTTACCAGGATGCAGTAATCCCACAGACTGAGAATGAAGATCAGTATTTCACCGAAAGGTTAAGACTTCGGGAATATGGTTATGAGTTACGGACTGACTTTTCACATATCCCGGCACTTGCTGAAAACCTGAAAGAAAAAGCATCATCACTTTCAATGAACACTTCCAGCGGTGAAAAGGCTTACAACAATGACATTATCACATGGAACCAATACCGCGAATTGATAGGCATGGAGGCTGTTGCCGGGGGTGACATATATAAATCACAGAGAAATGGAAAAGAAGAAACCAACAAAGGAGGAGATAAAGAAACTCCGGGAATTGAAACAGAAACAGTTTGATAAACTGATAAAGAAATGATACACTATCAAAACTTAGAGTTTGCCACAAAAAAGGAATTGTTCAAGTTCCTTGCAGACAACAAAGATAAGTTGATTGCTCGGAAAAAGGCAGTCAAGAAAGAAGTTGATTGCGGGGTGATTGTCAGTCCTACTATTGTCTTTGATGCTAAGTTAAGCGCAAAGAAAGCAGCGGGAGAACCGGTAGATGCTTCAACTCTCAATTCCTTAAAGGTAGTTTGTATCATCAACACAACAAACTTTTTAGACTCTCATCAGGATCTACACCTTCCCGGACTGTGGAATAAATCCCTTCAGGATAACCGTATGATCATGCACCTTCAGGAACATGAAATGGAGTTCGATAAGATCATTGCCGATGGTGATCAGTTGAAAGCCTATACAAAAAGATTCAAATGGTCAGAACTCGGATATGATTTCAAGGGAGAAACAGAGGCACTTGTTTTTGAATCCGAAATACTGAAAAGCCGGAATCCTTTCATGCTTAACCAGTACGCTAACAAATGGGTTAAGAATCATTCCGTAGGGATGTATTACGTCAAAATGGATATGGCTATCAATGATGAGGATATGCCGAACTACTATGAAGCATGGCAGAAGTACTACCCTCAGATTGTTAACCCTGAAATGGCAGACGAAAGAGGCTATTTCTGGTATGTTCTGGAAGCTAAATGCGTTGAAGGGTCAGCTGTACCAATAGGAAGCAACTCTGCAACACCAACACTTGAACCGAAAAATGAGCCGCTCGATAATGGCACTCATGATATATTGAAGCCGTTGCAAAACACTTCAAAAGAAATCAATTATGAATATTTAATCAAAAATCTAAAATTAAAATGAACGAAAAAGAATTACTTGAGAAGATCCAGAAGCTCATCAACGATAGCACCGCCGGTGTAATAAAGAAAGAGGAACTGGAAGCAAAAGTTGCCGAAATAAATGCGCAGCTGAAAGTACTGAACGAAAAAGAGAACAACCATGCAGAGGTTAAAGCTCTGAAGGAATCTGTTGACAAACTGCTTCAGGCAACTGCTGACAACGCAGCTGCTATCAAAGCACTGGCAGAACCAAAAGCACAGGTAAGTGACAAACCAATGACACTGAAAGATGCTCTTATGGATGCAGTTATGGAAGCATCAAAGAATGTTCCTTCACTGATAACAAAGCGCACTGAAAATGGCAGGGAAGTGATCTCAATGAAAGATTACTTCAGCAAGCTTGGCAGCAAGCAGACACCTGAAATGGTCGTTAAGTTAGCTGTTGATATGTCGCAGGCAAACATTGTAAACAGTAATATCAACACTGTAAGACTTACTGATCTTGACCCTAACAGGGTTGGAACTCCGCTTTCTCTCTATGCCCACGTTCAGGACTGGATGCCGACAAAACCGGTTGCCGGAAAATACATGAGCATCCTTGTAGTTTACAGCTATGAAGATGGAGCTGGAACCAAAACACAGGGTTCAACTGCTTCAAAATCAAGCTTCCTGCTTAAAACTGTTGAGTTTGTAACTGCAACTATCGGGACAAAATTCAGGGTTACAGACGAGTCTCTTGACGACCTTCCTGAAATCATGCAGGAAATTGCGCTCGTTGCTCCTTCAAAAATCAAGGACAATGTTGACTATCAGATCCTCGGTTCAGCCGGTGACGATACTTCAACAATCAAAGGTATACTGGCAGCCAGCAAAAAGACTGACTTTGCAAGCGGGACAACTTATCTTAACAAAGTTCCCAATGCAAATCTTGTTGACGTAATTTCAATGATGAAAGACCAGGCAGAAACCAGTAAGTATGTTGTTGATACTGTTCTGTTAAATCCTCTGACCGTTCGCCTCCTTGCAGCTGAAAAAGATCAACTTGACAATAGCAAAACAGACCGCAGGGTTACATACGATGCTCTTGGTGAGCCTGTTGCAATATGTGGCCTTATGATCCGCAGGAATACCAATGTAGCTGCTGATGCCGCTATTGTTTGTGCGAGCAATATGTTGCAGATCGGTGACCGTAAACAGATGACTCTTGAAGTCGGTTATGATGGTAACGACTTTACAGAAGGATGGAAAACTGTAAGAATTAATGTAAGGCTTGCATTTGCCGTTAGGGATGCACTGGCAGTTATCTACTGTTCAGGACTCGAAGCTGCAAAAGCACAGATTACAAACTAAGGGTCATTTATTGTCAAACTAAAAAACAGATAAGACAATGAAAAAACTCTTAGCAATATTCGCAATACTGGCTGTTTTCTTAATGACAGCTAACGCAGAAGTTACCCGTACCGGACTTATCCGTCCGGGCGGTAACATTATGTCGGGAATGACCTTTACTGTTGCCGATTCAGTTGTTACAAGTGATACTCTTTCGATTACCATAAGTAACGTACAGAAATACATGCAGCACTTTACAGCTACTTATACACTGGATTCTCTTTCTGGTAATCCTTCTATCGGAGTTACCCTTTACGGGAAAACAACCAGTAACGGCTCATGGACTTCAATAGGAACAGCTACATGGGACGATGTGGCAGATAACCCACAGTCTATTAGTTCTACTACACCGGCACATTACAACTGGCTTAAACTGGAGTTCATCGCTTCCGGTACTACTCAGGAAAGCAGGATATTGACCTTAGATGTAAGAACGTCAAATGCAATTAACCTTCCTGCAAATTCAGGTACTCTGACAATATCCAGAGCAACGTCCGGTACAGTCACCCTTACAAGTGCTGATAATGATGCAAATGCAGCTTTCACAATCGGAGCAGGAGGCACCGGGGCATTGACCTTGGGTGATGCTGGTTCGACAACTGCAATTACTTCTTCTGATTGGGCTATCGGTGCAACTGGTATAGCTACCGGGTTAGGTGCAATTACTTCAGATGGATTGATAACCGGTACAGCAGGGGCTACTTTGTCAGGGGCTGCAATAAATCTAAATGCTTCGTCAAACTTTGCAACTAATATCAATACCGGCACGACTAATGCCGCTCTGTCGCTGGGGGGAGGCAGCGGAACGGTAGCAGTGAACTCATCGACATGGGATGTGTCGACTGCCGGGGCTGTGACAGGAGTCACTTCGTTTACTGCAACTGCCGACGGTGATAATGTTATTATTCAACCATACCATCAGGCTAAGGTAGTTGATGTACAGATGAACTCTGCAACGGTATTATCTATTGATTCGACCGGCTTAATTAAGCCTAATTACTTCCAGCTCGGAACGGTAGTTGCTAATACTGATGCAACAGAAACACTTACAGCAGCACAGTCAGGGGCTATAGTCACAGCATCCGCCGCAGGAGGGGCAACGACAATAACTATTCCCGATCCTTCGGCTGCTACTGTTGGAGTTGTGTATTACATCATGCAGCAGGCAGATCAGGATCTTATAGTTACCTGTGCAACGGCTAACTCAAACGGTATTGTATGTGATGGAGTAGCAACAACTGACAGTGTTACTATTTCAACAAGCTCGCATAAAATAGGTGCAGGGATGATAGTCATAGGCATATCAGCGACTAAATGGTATATCGGAGGACTTAATCCTGAATCTGTATTAACGCCTGAAGCAGCTGACTAATGAGCTATAAAAGAAGTTCAGGGAAAAGTTTTAAACAGTGGCTTCATGATAAAAAGTCAGGAGCCACTGATTTAAAAGAGCCTGAAATAAAGGAACCTAAAAAGGGACCTAAAGCGAAAAAGGCTCAAAGAAAACCTAAAGCGAAAAAGTGATGTTTATTGATTCGACATATTTTACCGGAGAACTTGCTATCCCTAATGCTGCAAATGAAGCAGGGCTAACTCAGGCAATAACTCAGTACGAGAAAGAGATTTTAATCAGCTTACTTGGTTATAAACTTTATTCTTTACTACTTGCAGACCTGAGTAACGGCGAGCCACAAACTCAAAAGTATATAGACCTGGTTAACGGCGCAGAGTTCACTCACACCTTTGGCGGGGTTGATTATACTCTAAAATGGGATGGGCTTATCAATACCGGGAAAATATCACTTATCGCTTACTATGTTTATTACAAGTACGTGGAGCGCAATATATCAGCGTTTTACGGTACCGGTGTAAGCATGGCCAATACACAGGAGGGATGGTCAAGGGTGTCCCCTGAATCAAAGATGATCAACGCATGGGAGCGCATACGTGAACTGTATGGCAAAATACCGCCGCAGTATAAAAGATATTATAACCGTCCGGTGTTAGGTGCTGAAGTGCCGGGCGTACTGGAATTATCGGGATCAGCTTATAACTTCTTATTGACAAACATAGCTGATTATCCTGACTGGGTGTTTACGCCCCTTTGGAATATGAATCAATTTGGAATATAATGGCAGATTACGGCACATATAACTTTGCAGATCATTTGTCCGGTACGACAATGAACGAAAAGACATTCACATTTACCGCTCATCCTTCTGGTAATCTCACAAAGGTTGAGTTAAAAACAAGCAGGGGAGAGACAATAAAATCAGGATCGGGAATAACTATTACCGATGCAGCAAACTGGGTATTTAAAATTAATGCTCAGGTTATCAGCTGGGCAAAAGGAAACAGAACACACGGTATTACGACTACAAGCTCAACAGGTATTGTTAAGACTTTTATTCGTGGGACAATGAATATACTATGAGTGAATTTGTAAATATAACCATTGAGGAAACCATTGAGGCTGTTACTGTCACTGCAAATGAAAGCGGTGATACTGTAAGTATTTCCGTAACCAGTTCTGAATCCGATGTCGCCGTTACAGTGGAGGAAAAATACGGCGCAGATGGGGTTACCCCGGTTAAAGGGGTAGATTATTTTGACGGCGAAAAAGGAGAAAAGGGGGAGAAGGGAGAAAAAGGCGAAAAGGGGAATGATGGAGATAAAGGAACAAAAGGAGATAATGGATATACGCCTATAAAAGGTGTGGACTATTTCGATGGGGTTGATGGAGACAAAGGAGATAAAGGGGATGCTTTTGTTTATGCAGATTTTACACCACAGCAATTAGCTGCATTAAAAGGTGATAAAGGTGATAAGGGGGAGAAGGGTAATGATGGCGTAACTCCTGTTAAGGGGGTTGATTATTTTGATGGCACAAATGGAACTAACGGATCTGATGGCGCCGATGGTTCTGATGCTTCAGTAACAAAAATAAATGTCGAATCAGTTTTAAAAGGAGAAATAACATCTCACACACACCCATATTTAACACGTCAACAAATTGAAGGAATGATATGATTATACTTTCAGCTCAAACGGATAATTTACAGGTTGTATTAGCAGGGAATATAACCACTAATCACCTTCAGTGTTTTTCTTCATGGAGAGACAGGACAGATACTACTTTTGTTGCAGGACGCACAGTCTCGGTTACTAATAATACAACCGATGTTAATATAGTCCCGGCTCCCGGTGCTTTAACTCAAAGGCTTATTGATTATCTGAGTGTTTATAATGCTGATACTGTTGCTTCAACGGTTACAATAAAATTAGACGCCAACGGAATTGAATATATATTGTTTAAAGGGCTATTGGCTGCAGGAGAGAGGCTTGAATACACTGACAAAAATGGGTTTCAGACTTTTACTATAGCGGGTGCAATTAAGACAGCTCAGGTGCAAGGTACAAATAATGCTGCCGCCGCCACTATGACAACTGTAGTCTCTACTCAGGACACGGTAAATAATAACGTCTCAGCTAACACTCTGGCAGACGTTACGGGACTGGCATTCGCAGTAACAGCAGGAGAGAGTTATTATTTTGAAGCTGTAATAATGTACACTTCAGCATCAACGTCAACCGGGTCAAGGTGGACGGTTAACGGCCCTGCGAACCCAACATATCTATATTACACTTCAGAATACTGCCTGACAGCAACAACCCAGACAATTAACTATGCCAATGCTTATCAGGTTCCATCTGCAAGTAATGCTTCTTCTTTAGCTGCTGGTAATGTAGCATGGATAAGCGGAATAATCAAGGCATCACAGAACGGAACACTGCAGGTGCAGTTTGCATCAGAGATAACTAACTCTGCAATTACAGCACTTACAGGATCATTTATAAGATACCAAAGATTAACTTAAAATAAATAATATGATACTAAAGTACGATTCTCAGACAGATGAACTGCTTGCAAGGGGCGGTTCATACGACATTACTGGAACAGATGCGGTTATAGATAAACAGTTCTGGGGCTTCAATGCTTCGGATGGTGCTGTTATAAATACCATCAAAGGGGTGGCCTTAAAGACAGCCGTCACCACTCTTGCAGGGATAAGAGCTGCAGAGGTTGATATATCTTCCGTGATAACGAATGACATATCTCAGGGGTTATTTGCAGGTGTTATTTACAGGGCTGATGGCTATATAATAACATCTGTTGACCTTACCTCTGGAAGCCTTCACTGTTACAAACAACTTGCTCAGATCAGTGCTTAAAGGAACCAATACCGGAATAATCAACATCAGATCGATTCAATGGGTTCACGACAGGAATTAATTAAATAGTTATGTCAACACATACAGGAACAGGAGTAAGCACGGCAAAAGGCGGCGGCCAGTCGTTGAGCAGTTACTGGACTCCATCAGGTTACGTTGTGGAGAATGCAGCACCGACTCATTTGATAGTTACCTATGCAAAGAAGCCAAAGCCTGCTGAAATGATAGTGGGTAATTTTGCCGTAAGCGGAAATACAATAAGTTCAATAACCGCTGATGGTACTGGATTGATTTACACTTTTGTTTTAGGAACGGCTTTGATCTATGGTGATGCTCCGACACTTACAAGCAACGGGAGTACTTATAATATTACAAATAATGTTGTAGCCGCTGAACAGACAACAAATGTAAATATTAAAATGTTTTCTGATGGGATAACAGCAGGTTATATAGGGGCGCAAAATAAACTATCTGGATTTAATGATCTGTCAGGTAATGGCAATAACGGTTCAAGAACTCAAGTTATTGATGGAACTCATCCAGAACTTGTAGCAAATGGATTTGGAACGCATAAAATTGTAAGACTCAAGGGTGTTAATACTTCTTATTTTTCATTTACCGAAATAACAAATGCTAAATCATTTATATGGATAGGTCTTGAAACGCAGGCTTCGTCTCCTCTTCTTGCACCTCTTTTTGGATCATCAGCAACATATTATCAAAACTCAAGAGGCGACGCAACAATAAATAGCAGGGGTATATTTTTATCAACCGCTGACACAACAAATTATAAATGGACGAGAAAGTCTGTTCGTGTAAATGGTAAATTAATTTCTGCTCATGGTACATCGGTTCCTCAAACAATGTCAATAATTACAGGCGTAAATGATACCGCTTTCAGGTTTAATGATTTGGCGATGGATAGGGTTGCGTCGAGGATTTTTGCGGGAGATATAATTTTATTCAAGTCATGGTCTGATTCACTCACGGATTCCCAAATGAAAAATGAAGTAAAGTATTGGGGGGATCAATTAGGAATAACAGTTAATTGGAGTGGAGTGCCGTCAACGGTTCATGTTGAAGGTGATTCGATGGCTTTGGGATTTACGCAATATCCATTCCATATTGATAAAGCTCCAAATATGCCTATATCTATTTATGCAACTACTTCAGTAGCAGGGAGCAAAGTTGCTACTATGAGTGATCGGAGTGACAACAATACAATACCAAATGCTTCAAGAACTGATTTTATAGTACAATGTGGCATTAATAACTGTAATGCCTATTACTTAAATTCCGTTGCACAGCAGACTTCAGATTTTACTGCTGAATTAAATACGTTTTACAGTAAAATAATGGCAAAAAATAATCCTACCCATATTTTTTGGGGAAACCTTCCAGTTGCAACCGCAGGAGCGGCACAAGCTATACTTGATGCAATACCATATCATTACATATATAACGATGCCTTGACAGCCCTTGCAGCGGCACATACTAACGTGCATATAGTTGACATTGCTACGGTATTGGACGGCACTGTAAGTGCTGATTATTCAGCAGACAAATTCCACCCATCTGCACAGGGATATGGTAAAATGGAAACTGCTTACCTGAATGCTATAAATGCAATATATCCTTAGTGATTATGGAACTCAACTACACTAAAAAAATTTAACAATAAACGTATTACAAAGATACGTTAAAAGATAAAAGAATATGGCAGAAGAAACCGATTACAGGATGTATTTAAATGAGAGGTTTGACCATCTCACGCATCTTGTTAACGCTCAGTTTTCAGCCGTAAATGATAGGCTTGACAAAATTGAGACACAAACAACAAAGACAAATGGCAGGGTTACAGAACTGGAGAAATATAAAGAGAACTGTCAGGGACAGAAGGAGGGCAGTGACCGGCAACTTGGAACGTGGTTAAAAATAGGGGCTTTTGTCATTTCTCTGGCTATGGCATATATAGCCTACTCAAACATGACTACTCGATCAGCCGTTGAAGTGCTTGACAAGAAAGTTGAATGGGCAACATCACCATTTAATGAAAGAGGACTTGTTTTAAAAGATACTTTAAAATGAATTTCAGTCTATTTCGTAAGTGGAAAAAATCTGACTACACAATCGGCAAACTAAAGGTTGATAGTGAGTTCTTTTGCGATACATTAGAACCGCCTGTCAGGAACCTGGTTGACTATAATCATGACGGCGATTTTAACGACAATGGAGAAGGCAAGGTTTATGGTAATACTGCAATCATGCCCGGAACCTATGAGATCCGGATGACAATGTTTGAAAGTCTTGGTAAAAAAATGCCCATGCTTATCGGCACTAAAGGCTTTGCGGGCGTGTTCATCCATGCAGGGGAATCAGTTAAGAACACTAAGGCGTGTATTCTGGCAGGTAAAAACTATAAGCCAGGAAGATTAATGAATGGGCCTTACTATGTTAAAAAGATTTGTGATATGATTACCGAAGCAGAGGCAAGAGGAGAAAAATCATATTTAAAAATTGAGGAATGAAAAAGATGTATGATTTCATTGATGATTGGTGGCCTATGGCTGCTCTCATTATAGGACTTGGTGTATTAATTTATATCTGCTATACATTATGAAAATACTATTAAACATTATCGGTATTCTGATTTATTTCATAAACCGGTATAATAAGAGGACGAAAAAAACAGTTGCTTTCAGCTTTAAATTCTGGCTTCAGGATAACTGGCATGAGATGTCAACTATTATTCTCCTTGACATAGCATTGATGATATTGCTTTTTAATCCCGGCACAGAAGTTAATTTTGATGATCTGTTTTCAAAGTTGCCTTTCGGGTTAAAATTGCCGGCTGATTTGTTCATGAGTTTCCTGCTTGGCTTAGGACTTTCGAGTTTATTTTATACAATATTCCGTAAAAAAGTCAAAGATGTCAAAGGTTAAAATAGGTCTATTTTTGATTTTAACGGCACTTTTAGCCAGTTGTGCTACTCAAAGAAGGTGTAACCTTAAATTTCCGGTTCATTCTTCCAGGGATTCTATTTATGTGGAAAAACTTAAAGAAATTCCGATATATCTGAAAGGTGATACTGTTAAAATAGATGTTCCGGTCAATTGTCCTGATCAGGATATTGTTTCTATTGAGAATGGAAAACTTAAACAGCAGATAAAAATTCTTAACGGTAAGTTAGTTTCAAAGACTGAGATTAAACCGGATACAGTAATTGTAAATACTGTTGAGACGATTACAAAGACGGTCGAGGTAAAAGTCCCGGAGCCGATTAAGGTCGTCCCAAAGTTCTACAAATACTGTACTTTCGGATTTATCGGAATAGTTTTGATAGCTGCTATTTACTTTTTCCTGAAGTGGAAAGTTAAGATACTGGCATTGTTTAAATAGGGTTTCATAGGTTAGTTTTTAGAGTGAGGCCGGAGTAGTTAGCCGGGGCTTTTTTATAAAATAAATTTGACTTTGATAAATTAATATTTTACATTTGCATTAGTTCATTGAAGTTATCAGGCGGCATTTTGGACATGGGTTCGAATCCCATCATCTCCACAATCGCCTTAGATTCGTTAACCCGTCACGTTAGTACGGTTTAGTGGTTAATGCTCCAGATAAAAGCAGAAGCAGGTTAAATCCCTGCTTTTGGGGATGATATGGCTTTGACGGGATGCAAGGCAATAACAGAGAACTAAGCCATTAAACGGCAAAACAATTAATCTGTTCGAAAGAACACAGTTTAAAGCAGTAGCTTAAACGACTAAAGCCAGTGAATAAAGTAGCTGGCTTTTTTATTACCAAATGTTAAAAAAACATAAAATTTACATTTTTATTAAAAATAATTCATATTTTCCATTGCCATTAAAAACATTTAGTATATCTTTACTTCATCAAACAAACAGAAAATTAACTTAACCGTCAAGAAAATGAAAACACAGATTTTAAAAACCAGGCTTGAAAAAAGATTTACAGGTGCAAAAAATTCAGCAGGATATCAGATTGTAAAATCCATTCTTGAAAGCAAAAATGCAGATATGATTCGTCCGTGCTATACTTCAGGACGTGGTAGATTTACAACGAATATGGATCACACACAGGCTGTTGAAAACATACTTACTCTTATTGGAGTAAAATATGAAAGTGGAAATGATTCTCCAAGAGGGGGAAAGACAGGTAACTATATCAAAATATTGACAAAAATAAATTAACCTTATTTGACGGTCGGCGGGGCGATGACTTCAAACCGTTCGGCTGTCTTAATTTTAATCTTATGAAAAAACAATTTCAGATATATAAAAAAGGTAAAACAGCCAGAATGATTACTATTTGCTCAAAAATAGGTGAATCATTTGACCGTGAAGAGAAGATTAAATTTTACTTGTCTTTAGGTTATAGGGTTTTTGATTTAAATGATAAAGAAATAATCTTATGAAAATCGACTTTGAAAAACTAATACAAGAATCCGGCGAGCCAAAACTCACTAAGGCGAAACTGGCCCGCGAACTTGTTGCCGGTGGCTACTTTAAAAGTGAGGTATCAGCATTAAACCTGATGCAGTACCACAAAAAAGGGAAAGCTATAAGCTGTGATCTGCAACTGCTTATATTTCTCTGTAAGCGGTTCAAAAAAGATACGAACGAAATTTTACAATGGTAATTAATAACTAACTTATGAAAACAGGATTTAAAGCATTTAACAAAGGACTGAAATGTCGTGATCTTCAGTATGAAGAAAACAAGGAATACAAAATAAAATGTACTCCGGTATTATGTGAAAATGGATTTCATTATTGTGAAAATCCATTAGACACATTGGATTATTATGATTTATGCGATTCTGAGTTTGCAGAAATTGAAGATCATGGCAAATCTGAAACAGACGGCAATAAGACAGTTACAAATCATATTAAGATAAAAGCAAAACTTGACTTTAAAGGATTTGTAAAAGCCTCTATTGATTTTCTTTTTGAGAAAATAAAAATAGATGATAAGATACAGGCCGCTTCAGGGAATTACAGCCAGTTAGCCGCTTCAGGGGA